ATCTAATTAATCAAGCCAAATCTACAATGAGCGAATCTCAGTTCTTAAGAGAATTTGGCGCACAATTTACAGATGATAGTTCTGGTTATTTTAAAATTTCTAAAATGGCTCTTTGTACTGTTCCTGACGGTGAACAGCCTTCAATTGAAGTAGTCGGTAAGCCCGAAGATGAGTATATCGTTTCCGTTGATCCATCTTGGTCTGAAACAGAGTCGTCTGATGATTTCGCTATTCAAGTTTTAAAAATTAATAGAGAAAAACAAATTTGCACATTGGTTCATTCTTATGCTTTGTCTGGTTCATCACTAAAAGATCATATTCAGTATTTCTTATATATTTTAAATAGTTTTAATGTTGTTGGAATTTGTATGGACTATAACGGCGGGGTTCAGTTTATGAATTCTTGCAATGAAAGTGAAGTATTTAAAGCAGCTAAAATAAATTTAAAACAAATAGTTACTGAATTTGAGCGTCCAGAAGAATATCAACAGAATTTATTAACTGCAAAATCAGAATATAATAAATCTGATTATCGATATGTTATACTTCGTAAACCAACTTCCAGTTGGATTCGATTAGCTAATGAATTATTGCAAGCAAACTTCGATCATCAAAGAACTTATTTCGCAAGTCGCGCTATTGATGATAATTTTCGTAGTCAAACCAGACAAAAAATAAATATTAATAACTTAAAATTTTCTAATGCTCTCGATTCAGAAAAAGAAAATGAAGAAGCTAAAATGATTGATTTTGTAGAACATTTAACTGATATGATACTGTTAACTAAAACAGAATGCGCTTTAATACAAATTACTACATCTGCACAAGGTTTGCAGAATTTTGATTTACCACCTAATTTAAAACGTAAGACTGGTCCAGATAAACCAAGAAAAGACAGCTATTCAGCTTTAGTTTTGGGAAATTGGATGTGTAAAATTTATTTTGATATGCAACAGGTTCACATTGAAGATGTAACGGAAACATTTCAACCACTTTTTATTGGTTAAAAGTCACTTTTAAAGTTACTATGTGTAACTATTAATAACATGAGTCGTAAATATACAAAAAAATCTGATTATTGGAATCGGTTTTCTAAGGGAGATGATAACAACGGCAATTTACCTTTGGAGTCATTGCTAAAAACTAATGATTCAGAGCCTTCTTTAGTTGGCGATCCATTTTATCAGTCAGAAAGTAATGCTAGTTATGAAAGAGGTGGTGGGACTAGCAACTCTGAAATAAGACGTAATTTAGCTTATGTTGGCCCTAAGATTTATAAATATGGAAATATTCGCGAAGGATTATTGCCATTTGAAATGTCAATTAATGGTTATAATATTCGCGATGCTATTGAGTTATGTCAAAAAGCTTATGCTAATATTGCTATTTTTAGAAATGCAATCGATATCATGTCGGAATTTGCAAATGCTGAAATTTATTTAGAAGGCGGTAGTCAAAAAGCTAGAGACTTTTTCAGCAAGTGGATGAAATACGTTCAAATGTGGAACGTAAAAGATCAGTATTTTCGTGAATACTATCGAAGCGGTAATGTTTTCTTCTATAAAATAAATGCTAAATTTACCATTGATGACTTCTCTAAGATTCTTGAGAGCTATGCTTCGTATGATGGATCGTCTTATACTACGGATTTAATTATTAATAAGGATTATCCTACTAAGTATAATGTTAAAAATGAAATTCCAGTTCAATACACGCTTTTAAATCCATACTATTTAACAGTTAATAGAACAAGTTCTTGGAAATATGTTGTTTATCAAAAGATTCTTTCTGAATATGAGTTGGAAAGATTGCAGAATCCTAAAAATGATCATGATAAATTAGTCTTTCAAAATTTAGATAAAGAAACACAAAATAAAATCAAGAATGGTCAGTGGTCACAAGATGGTTTGAAAATTCAATTAAATCCAACTGATGTAATTTATTCGTTTTATAAAAAGCAAGATTATGAGCCATTTGCTGTTCCTTTTGGTTTTCCTGTTCTTGATGATATTAATTTCAAGCTTGAAATGAAAAAGATTGATCAAGCTATTTGTCGCACAATTGAGAATGTTATTCTATTAATTACGATGGGTAATGAACCATCTAAAGGTGGAATTAATCATAAAAATATTCAAGCAATGCAAAATCTTTTACGCAATCAATCTGTTGGTCGCGTACTTGTCGCAGATTACACAACTAAAGCAGAATTCTTGATTCCTGATATGAATAAAGTATTAGGATATGAAAAATATAAAATTGTTAATGAAGATATTAAAGAAGGTTTGCAAAATATTTTAATTGGTTCTGAAAAATTTGCAAATACAACAGTTAAAGCTCAAGTATTTTTTGAAAGACTAAAAGAAGCGAGAAATGCATTTCTTAATGATTTCTTGCAGCCGCAACTTGATTTAATTTTTAGAAATCTAGGATTTAAAGGTAAATGCCCACAGGCAAAGTTCGAAGAAGTTTCAATTAAGGATGAAACTCAATTTAATCGTGTTGTTACGAGAATGATGGAACTTGGCATTCTACCTCCTGAAGAAGGTCTTAGAGTTATTGAAACGGGTATTTATCCAACCCCTGAAGAATTAGTTGCCGCTCAAGAAAAATTTGTTCAACAAAGAGAACAGGGTTATTATAATCCGATTGTTGGTGGTGTTCCAATGATACCACCGCCTATTCCTAATATTCCTTCAGCCGCACCAATAAAGAAAACATCTACTCCTAACGAAAGAGGTAGACCAATTGGCGCAAAAGCTTCTGTATTTGCTAAAGAAGCTATTGCTAAAACAATGAGTGAAACAAAAAATTTAAACGCTTTAGTAGAAGTAGCATTAAAGAAAAAATATTCAAAGAAATCTTTATCTAGCGATCAAAAGAAAATAGCTGCTGGTATTAGCGAAGCAATTATTATTGGTGCTGAAAATAATAAATGGAGCGAATTAGCAAGCCAAGTTGTTAATGATCCTTCTGTTTTAGATAAATTAGGTATTTTAAATTCAATACAAGAACTTGCAGCAGAACATCAGTTAGATACTTATTCTGCCAGTTTGCTATATCACAGTACAAAATATTCTGTGTAAATATATATATTATTTATGTTTCTTTATAAAACAAAATTTGAGAATATTGTTACAGCATCATTAAATTTTGAAAACAACGCTCTTTTGTCTGTCGCTTCATTAGAGCCTCTCAAATCATTAATTCCATCTTCTGTCAATTTAGATAAAAATATTGATTTGGTTGGTGCTGCATTTAATGCGGCTGTTGTTAATAAATTTAATAAGAATGGAGATGGCATTGATACAAATACTGCGATTGCTTTTAAAAAATATTTTATTCATAAACCAACTAATATTGAGCACAAGAAACAAAGAGTAGTTGGTCATATTGTTAATTCTGCGTTTTCTTCTTTCGATGATAATAAATTATTGTTTGAAGAAGATGTAAAGGGAAGTTTAAATCCTTTTAATATAGCTTTAGCAGCTGTTGTTTATAGAACGGTTGATAGAGACTTTGCGGACGCATTAGAAAGTTCAAACGATCCAGAATCAAATTTATATCAAAGAATTAGCGCAAGCTGGGAAATTGGATTTAACGATTATCTCATTGCTGTTGGAAGCTTAGATTTAAAAGATGCTGAAATCATCAGCAAAAAAGAACATATCAATGAGTTTAAGAAATATCTAAAAGGTTTTGATGGTCCCGGTAAATTAAATGATGGTACTCCTGTTTACCGTTTAGTAACAGGAAGAATTTATCCATTGGGTATTGGATTTACAACGAATCCTGCGGCTGATGTTCAAGGCGTGATTATTGATGACGGAGCATCAAGCGTTAAAACGCCTGAAGAAAACGAAAAACCAGAATCGATTGAGGTCAATTCTTCTGATGTATTAGATTTAATTAATAAAAAATTTTCACATAATAACGATAATACTGTAATTACTAATAAAACAAAAATTATGGATCTAGAACAAATTATATCCGCATTAAAGACGGTTCTTGCAGAAAAGCAAGACACTGCAAAATTCAGTGAAGAAGCCGTCGCTAGCATTTCAGCGCAGATCGCTGAAAGCATCAAAAACAAAAACAACGAATTTAAGGCTCAATTAGCTGCCGCCGAAGAAGAGAAGGCAAAAGCTGTTGCTGATGCTGAAAAACTTCGTACTGATTTAGATCAAGCTGTTGCCAAGTTAACAGAAATCGAGACTGCTGTTAAAGCTCAAGCTTCACAAGATCTTTTTAATACAAGAATGTCAATTCTAGATCAAGAATATGAATTTGATGATTCTGATAGAGCTATTTTAGCAAAAGAACTTAATGGTTTAGAAAGTTCCGAAGAGTCTTTTGCTTCTTATAAAGACAAAGTCGCTGTTCTCTTTAAGCACAAGAGTAAGGCTTTTAAAGCTGAACAGGAGAAAATTTTCCAAGAGAGATTAGAAGCTGAATTAGCTAAGAGATTGCCAGCGGTTCAACCTACCGCTACTGAAACAACAGTTTCAAATACTGCTGCAACAGTTGAAGTAGAAACAGCTCTTGCAAATGCTAAAGTTGAAACACCTGCTGTTCCTGCTCAATCTATTGAAGTTACCGAAGCCACTGTTTCTTGGAAAGAAAGACTTTCAAAAGCTTTTTCGAAAGACAATATAACAATTAAATACTAAAATATATGGCATTAAGACTATATCCATTTAGACAGTATAGCGAATACGATGTAATTAATCTATTTGCTAGCGACACTGCTGATTCCGCCCCATCAACAAATGGTAACGGTTCAGCTGGTGTTTTCGTCAAGGTTTCAGCCGGTAATTTGGATCAAGATCCAATTACTTATGCTGCTAACTCTTATCTCGGAAATACTGATTATCCATTCCTTGGCGCTGCTCAGTATCCTTCTGTTCCTCTTACTTTCACTGCGGCTACCACTGGTGCTCCAGTTCTTGGTATTACGCTCAATCAAACTCTCCAGAACGATGAAAATGGTGAGAAATTGTTGTATAATCCTGTCAAGAGACAAGAACTCCAAGCTGTTCTTTCTGGACAGGCTGTACCTGTTGCTACCCGTGGTATCTTCACTCTTGCTGATACAGCAATCGATTGGGTTGATGCTAATATGGCTCCTAACTCCCATTTGTTGATTTCAACAACTGCTGGTAAGGTTACAGGTTTAGCTTCTACACAAGTCGCTTCAACTGGCAACTTAGCTTCTGCTTATACTATCATTGGCAGAGTCTTGGCCACTGGTTCAAGAGTCTCTCAAAATGGCAAGAGCGATTATTATGCTGGCACCGGTACTGCTGGTGCTAAGTACGCTCTCGTTCAAATCGATTGTGTCAATCCATCAACCCTCTAATTTAATTTAAAAATCTAATAACATGAAAATCGTTTTAAAAAGAACAGATGAGCAGGTTGAATTAGTTAAGGCTATGGCTTCACGTAATCGTGAAACCGCTTATGAAGCTCAAGTCGCTTTGGCTGAGTTTATTGGCCCAGTTTTAGCTGAAGTCATCAACAACGCTCCAACAGTTTCTAATCTTTTCACAAGCCTCCAATTTAATGCTGAAGATAATCCTTCCATTCCTTTGGATCTTTACTATGATATTTTTGACGAAGATTACATCAAGGTTTACAGCCAAACTGTTGCCGGTGGTCTTCCTCAAAACATCGTTCAACCATTAGCTTCTGAACTCAAGTTGGCTACATACAAGCTCGATAGCACTGTCGCTTTCGATAAGAAGTATGCTGCTAAGAGCCGTTTAGATGTTGTCAGCAAGTCTTTCACTCGCGTAGCTCAAGAAGTTATGCTTAAGCAAGAAAGAACTTCTGCTAATCTTATCATGACCGCTCTTGCTCAAGCTTCAACTGGTAACAGTTCTACAGCTGCTAATAATTACCATGTTTTCCGTACAGCTGGTGCTGGTAGATTCGTATTGGAAGATTTAAATAAGTTATTCACTAAGATTAAGCGTATTAACGCTTCATTCGTTGGTGGTACTCCTTCTGGTGCTCGTAGAGGTCTTACTGATCTTATCGTTTCTCCTGAAGTCGTAGAAGAAATTCGCGCTATGGCTTACAACCCAATCAACACAGCTGCTCCAGCTAAGTTAGGTACAGCTAATAGTCAAACAGCCGCTAATGCTCCTGTTGTTGCAACAGACGCTATTCGCGATCAAATCTTCAGCCAAGCTGGTCTTCCTGAATTCTATGGTGTCAGCATCATGGAAATTCTTGAACTCGGTGTTGGTAAGAAGTTCAACACTATCTTTGATACGGTTGCTGGTACTACTGAGTACGCTGGTCATGGCGGTGGTGCTGCGGGTGCATTTGATGGATCTACTGAAGAAATTCTTATCGGTC